AAAGCAGGAGGAACTTCGGTAACAGTAGATGGAACAGTTTCTCCCGGATTCCATTGGGCATCCTCTTTTTGGAGCATCACCGGATCATCCGCTACAAACTATTCTTTAACATCAGCTCAAGGTTCTTACACAGTCTCTGGACAGGATGCAACATTAACTAAAATAACCTCTGGGGTTAGTTATACACTAACAGCTTCTCAGGGGACATACTTAATCGTAGGGCAAGATAGCCAATCAGACTTTGCTACGAACTCGCTGAGCGGCACTTACACTATTACAGGTCAGAGTGCTACTCTCACTTTCCTGCACACTGGGCCATCTATTCTAACAGCCGACTTTGGAAGCTATTCGCTTTCTGGTCAGTCTGCTAATTTAGTCAGTACGCAGGCGATCCTTTACTCGCTTCCTGCTAGTTTTGGAACGTATACCCTCATTGGTAAAAGAGCTAACCTTTTGATGCCGGGAGACCTTCCTAGCTTTGGACCTGGAGATAAGTTTGTCAAGCTTGCGCTTTTAGGCTACACTGGATCGTTGAATGACATGCTGTTGAAGTATTACAGAGATGGAGGAGCAACCTCCACAAATCTTAATGAAGCAGAGATGCAATGGCTTGCTCTACAAGGGGCTACAGCATTCCCTCTGAATATGCGTAGGAGACAATTCTACGTGTCGTTAGGATACACAGGCACCAATAACGATATGGAATATCAATATTGGTGGGAACTGTAAAGTGAATAGATAAAAAAATAGCCCCCTAGAGATTTCTCTTTAGGGGGCTTTTCTTTTGGCTAATCTGGAAGTTCAAAGTAGCAGGGAACTCCGCAATCTAAGCAATAATACACTTCTTCGCACCAATCTCCATTGTCACAATCTCTTACGTATTCGAGATGGAAACTGCCGCAATGGTAACACCTAAGAACCACAGAATCCGCCTTTACTAATGTCACACACATCTACAATTTCATCATAGATTGTGTCCCTATGGGAGAGAGCTTCCTTGTAAGGCACAGGGGTTAGAGGTTGGCCTCCTCTTGAACCGTCAGGGTAGCAGGTAAATCCACGAAGTCTCGGAGCATATCTAGCAAGAATACTAGTGAACTCCTGGACTCTATCTTCGTTGTTCGATTCAGTTCCCCAAGCAGGTAGGTTAATTGTGGAGGAAATTGACATGTCAACATAATCTTGTACATCTGCTTGGAATTTGATTCTTCGTTCATAATTGGTGCTTAAGTCTAGAGCTGTTTCAATAGAGTCTGGATCAATACCGTATAGGTCGATAAGAGCTTGTGCAGCTCCATCTACAACATACTGGTATTTCCATTTCGTACCTTCCGTAAGGAATCTACGCTTGTACGCAACAGCAAAAAGGGGCTCGATGCCAGTAGTCGTACCAGCAAGAATTCCAATAGAACCAGTAGGAGCAATAGCCCGATAGGCAACAGGACGACTGATAAACAGCCGATCACAATGCTCATTAGCGCTTCTCTCAGATTCTGATTCATAGGTTTGTAACCAAGTCTTAAACTCTTCATCTACTTCGTAGCTTTTATTTCTTTGTAAGAGCCATTCATGAATGCCCATGAGTCCCAGCCCAAGACGCCTGTTGCGTTCCCGAACTTGATATACTTTCTCATACGGCAGGTCGGCCCTAAGGGTTCCACATACCAAGAATTTGGACCCGAGGCTGATAACGTCCCTGAACTCTTCCAAACTCTTGATATTGCCGAGATTGATTGATCCAAGATTACATACGTCAGAGTCATCTTCAGACGTAACTTCAGTACAGGCATTACGAAGGGTTTCATTCTGCTTGTCTCCAAAATTGAAGCTAAACCCAGGCTCCCCTGTTTGCATAGCTTGGAGACAATTTTGTTTGAAAACTGGATTGGAGGCAAGTCCATTAATCTCTTCCCAACGTTCCCCATCAAGCCCATAAACAGTTTCTTTTATTAGTGCATCATCATCATAATTGACGCTGATGTTGGTCATATCTAGAGGGGCGTGGGCATTGAAATCAGCTTCCTTAAGCTGCTTAGTTACTGCATTCCAATTCTTTGATCTAAGAAATGCTTCAATGTCTGCATGTTTCCAATTAAGGCTTGCATAAATCGCTGATCGACGACTGCCACCTTGCATGACATTACGCCCGACCTCGTTAATTGTGTACATGAGCGGGATAGGTCCAGAAGCTGTCCCGCCAGTTCGTCCGAGAGCCGCACCAGCTTCTCGCAGTCTTGAGTAGTCAGCTCCAATTCCGCCCCCGGTCATTAAACAAGACATTGCACGCCATGTTAACGCACTCCATTCTTCTCGCGTATCTTCTTCAGCACGAAGGAGATAGCAATTATTCCACCCATGAAATGGCCTTCCAGCGTAGTAGAGATATCGGCCTCCGGCCACGAATTTGAATTCCTTCATGTATTGAAGGAGTTGATGTCTGTCACTTTGGCTCATAATAGGGTGAAGCTTGCCACCCATTGTTCCACAAACATCATCGACAACTCTTTCACACAGTTTTGACCAAGTATCAGCCGGTCCTTGACTGTACTTATAACGAAAAATATTTTCGCCGAACTTAGTTCTGAATTCCGATTTACTCATTTATCCCTTTCTAAATATTGTTTTACTTTGAATGCTGCTTGATATTTTAATATTAGCCAAGGGAGGAGAGCATTAATTAATTTGATTGCTTCTTTCTTATTCCAATATAGTTTGTAAGCAAATTTTGTGGCTTTATGTTGGCCCGGTTTGAGGTGTTCGTAGATATTTCCACCATATCCCTCTTGGATTGTCTGGAGAAGTTTTAAACCATCTTCTCCAGATTGAGAAAGCATTACAGTGGCGTGAGGGTATTCTTTACCTTTCTTGAATTGTTTTCCAATATAGAAAGTGCCTTCCCCATCAAAAAACCCTGCGAGATACTCAGGGCTCATTAACAATCTTTTTCAAAGTCTCAATGACAAATGGAATCATTTCCTTTTCACAATACATGGTAAGGGTGTGGTCTTTATCAATTGCGACATCCGTCATTACCATACCGTTTGGCATCCTTCCGAATTCAACTCGAAAAGGCGCAGGCCCCCATTCAAGCATATTTCTTCTCCAGATAATCCAAAGGGACAGGCATCAAATCAAATTGCCCATTATTGACATTGTGTAGCATCAAGATGCCTCGCCAATGCTTATTCCCCTGAGGACCTAGATAGTCTTCATTATGCTCGTAGCAACTACCAGCAATAACACTTGTAAGCAACGCTCCATCAGCACGATTTGCTGTTGCGATATGAAGACCTTGTTGGTGGCCTGCGATGCAGGACATATTGGTCTTTCTAATTTGAGCAGCAGCAGAACCAGCAGGGCGACCTGCAACGCCAGTAACGAAATAATGAGAATAAGCCACTCCATCAATAATCACCACCTCAAGGAAGGGATGGACATTCCATCCAAAATTCTGATAACACAGGTCATCAGTGCTAATCAGCCCTTCAAGCTTAGCATCCCCATTAATGGCTCGATTAATACGTTCCTCATGATTACCAAGAGTAAGTTCTAAGCGAGGGTGGTATTGCTTCTTACCATTACGCCGCTGGCGCTCATTATAGAAGCGCAGAGGAGCAATTAGCTCAAACATAGCTGCTTGAGTAGCCCGAACATCGTTCGTGTACCTACGGCCTTCGTATGCCTTCCTACCCACATCATAGGAACTAAGAGAGGGCATATCAGCAAAGTCACCAATACATACAACTACTTCAGGCTGCTTATCAACGATGTATTGGCCGATTCTTCGGAGGAAAGCTGTATCGTCTCCAGGACGAATTTGGCAGTCCGGAATCACGAGGTGCTTCATGCAGGATTTCCTTTACTCAGTGGATAACATTGGATAGCTGTGCCATTAATTTCATCAACAACAGTTCCACCAATTAAACAGATTTGATGATAATGGTCAACTCCCATTACAATCCCCAAATCAATTCCATGTTTCATAGAAAAATATCCAACAACAGGGATTGTAAGAGTTAGTGCAGCAATTACAATTCCAAGTTTAATTTTGATATTCATTAATTGCCTTCTTAAGGCAAATTGCCATATCAAGACATTCTTGATAAGCATGGATTAGCCATTCTTTATGAGGAAGGGGATTTTCAGCAACAGTGGTTCCATACTTTCGAATGCCAAGTTGCTGCCTATCCGCAATGTCAGTACAAACCTCAGCCTCAACCCCCTCTACTTCAAAGAGGGGAAGCTGCTTATTGTAAAGATTAAGCATAGCCACGTTCCTTCATAATTTCCATGAATAAATCATTTACTTGAGAACGATCTTCATGGGGGACGGCATCGAAATAGCCAAGAATCAAGGAAGCGCCCTTGGGCGTAATAAACTTATTCTTGGTATTGTCCTCAGCAATGTTACTTAAAACGACAGCACGATTGCGCTGCTTCAGGGGGTGGGACAATTCAATGTCGTCAAACAGTTCAAAACCTTTAAATTGGGTCATTCTTTCTTTCGATGTTTTCTTGTTTTGTTACGAGCTTGTGGCAAGGTTTGCACAAGACTTCAAAGCCAGGGGCCTCACAGAACATGCGTTCTATAGTCTCATCCCAAGAGGTAAAGCCACTTAGGGGGATAACTGGCAAGATGTGATTGACTTCTACTTCTTTGGCTGGAAAAATGTCTAAGCATTTAGCACAAGTGTAATGTTCTGCGAGCCTTCCTGTCTTAGGATTGATTCGCTTTCCAACTTTAGCCGCTGCAAGGCAGCGATATCTAGGGGGCCATCTGATGCTGACATTTCGTAGCCCTCCTTTAATAAAGGAGCGATATCTAGCCTCTGTCCAACTATTGTCATTGCGAGTCTTTTCTCCAGACATCACTGGAACTCTCTAATGTAAGAGAGATATTTAGAAATATCCTCTTGTGCATTTTCAATATATTCAACTGTAAGATTACATCTTTTGCAGAGGAGTTTTCTTACTCTACCTGTTTTATGGCAATGGTCTACAGCTAAATGATGGGGATCATCTGTTTTAGAGCAGATTGCGCATACCCCGTTCTGTGCGCTCAACATTTCATTAAAGATTCCTAAAGAGATGCCATATTTCCCTTTATAGTTCTTCTTTCTGTAGCGTAAAGCCAGCTCCTCTGGGAATTGTTCTTTCATTTTCTGGAGGTACTTTTTCTGCTGTGCTCTGTATTTCTCTGGATTGTTTTTCCTCCACAGGGCCACTTTCTGTGCTGTTGTTATCGTCACCATTCTCCTCCATTTCTAGTTTTGGAAATTGCCATAGAACAGGCTTTCTCTCCGGTGTGATTTCTCTAGTCATCCAGAGAAGCTGTCCCATTTCTAGGAGTCTCTCTTCTGCCAATGGCCCTAGAACGGCCCTATAAGCCTCTAGGACGCGTTTAAATGCCTCTAAGCTAGTAGGGCAGCCTTCTAGGATTTGGAACGCTTTAACAGGTCCACAGCCATCGAGCCCTGGGATTGTATCCACAGGATCACCTGTGAGGCACTGTCCATAGAAGAAAAGAATGCCTGTACCTTTGATGGATTTTCTGTCATTAGCCAATCTAATCCATCCAAGTTCACTAACCAATTCAGGTCCAAATTGGGGCTGATTTCCCAATTCCCAACCATAATGCCATCCAGGTACAGCTCTAAGGTCTTTGTCTCTGGAACAGATAATTGTTTGTCTGTCCATTGCCAGGGCTTTGGTTTGTTCAATTGCCATGAGGTCGTCGGCCTCAAGGCCATTTCGCTCCATATAAACATATTTCCCTTTGATATAAGCTTTGATGTTCTTGTAATGAAATGGCTTTAAACTAGGACGTTCTTTGTACGGCCGAGTTTTAGCAATCTCTGTACGGAAATTAGATTTGCCAGTGAAGAAGAATATGGGAGGTTCAGTTGCTTCGGTGATAGCGCATAGGTTTTCAATGCGGCTGTCTAGCAATTCAGCTACATAATCAAAATGTGGGAAACCGGGCTGTTGCCAACCCGCTTCCGCTGCAAACCCAACCTCATACAAAAGAATGTCGCCGTCAACAAGTGGCTGCATTAGTAAGGATTATTCGACTCGCCCGCATCGTCAACAACCGGAGGAGCGTCTTCCTTGATCGGCTTGTCGGCCTTCTTACCAAGCGCCTTCTGGAGGG